TCTTTTCAAAGAATAATACAAGAAGCAAAGTTAAGAAATAAATTATCAGCAGAGGATATTGCAAAATTTTCAGAACTCACAAAAGGCGATTTAGCATTGGTACAAAATCTCAAACAACAATATTTTACACAATTCAAAGATGTATCAAATACTTTCACAAGAAGATTGTCAGAAAAAGTGTACCAGAATACATTAGTTGGTAGTGACTTTGCAACCCTTGAAAAAGAATTAAGACAAACAATTAATGGTATTTATGCAAGTTCAGATGATCCAGAGATACAAAGATTAGTAGATTTTGTTAATGAGAATAAATACAAAAAATCAAAACAAACTGAAGTTGATAAAGCAATACAAACACTTCAAACTAAATTTGCAAGAGATCGTGCTGGAGAAAACATGAAAAGATATGCTGGTCAGATATTAAATGACTCTTTAAGAGATTTTGATGCAACCTTAAATTTTAATAAATCACAAGATGCTGGTTTAACTCTTGTCAAATATTATGGAGATGTAATTCCTACAACAAGAGATATTTGCAGAAATATAATAAATGGTGTAATAAAACCTAAAAGAAAAGATAGACTTTTTACAATTGATGAAGTCAGAAAACTTTGGGGAAGTAGAAGTTGGTCAGGCAAAAAAGCTGGAGATCCTCTAGTTGTTCGAGGTGGTTATAATTGTCGTCATCAATGGTCTTACGTTAATCCAGATTGGTATGACGAAAAAGGCGAACTAATAATATAGGAGAAAACAATGTCTGAAGAAACAA